TTTAACCTCAGGCTCTACTTCACCAACGATGGCTTCCTCCTGCGCCTTTTCAAGCTGTTTGACAATCTTATCCTGCACAGTCTTGTTAACTCGTTGACTCCTATCGAAAGCGCCTGAAACAGCGTCTAAAATGGCAAGAATGCGGTCGTCTCCCAATTCATCACGTTGGTAGTTTTTGCGTTTATCTTTAACGGTACGGATGTAGTTGCGTCCAACTTTTTTCGCTTGAATCATGTAATCACAGTTACCATTGATAATATTGACGAACTTTGTTTGTAATGATGGAATCTCATAAGTGATATTGTTTTCACTCTTTTCAGCAATTCGACTGACATAGATGACGTTTAAAGGCAAAGCTTTGAACTCAATGGCTAGAGATGTCACGATTTGTTTAACCGCTGCGTGACCTTTTCCATAACCAATATCACCAATGGTTTCAACACCTTCTCGGTCACAGAAGTAGGTCTCAATCATTGATACCACATCATCAATGACATCAATGACAATTGTTTCGTAAGTGTGTCGTGTCGTTTGTAACTCGGTGATGATTTTGTCCAACTGATCAATGACTGACTCAGCTATTTTTCCGTTTTTACCTCTTATGTTTCGTAACGGAACGCTTGGATAAGGATTTGCTGATGCGTTTCCGTCAGTGTCTAAAAACAATGGATTAGGAAACTCTCCAGCAAGGTAAGACTTGCCGTTCATCGTCGCTCCGTAGATAAAGAAGTTCTTCGGTGTATCAACCGTCTTTTGTGGTTTGTTTGGTGGTAGTATGCTCATATTTAATCTTTCCTTTCTGTTAACTTCACATAACCTTTACGCTCTGATTGCTTCGTGTATTTTTCGCTCAATTCTGGATAATCTTCTTTAAATTGCTTACTATCAAATCTGTTAGTCGTTCCGGGCAAGACTCTTGTGACAACTAATAGAGGCGTTTCAATTTTTTTGATGTTATTTTCTGTCATTTTTTCATACAGTTCGTCTTTGAGACTTTTTTCTTGTTCCTCTAAAGATTTGACGTAATCTTTGTACTTTAGAATTTCTGGCGCTAATTTATTCAGCTTCATGACCGAGACATCCATATCGGTACCAACTGTCATAAACTCTTCTTCAGACATGTCTGGTTTTTCTCTTAAATATTCCACACGTACCCAGAATGTTTCAATCGCACCCAGTATTTCGTTGATTAATACTTCGTCTCGCTCAATTTCTTTGATGACTAAACGATCCGCATCAAACTCGATGTCAAAATCATCTGGTCGTTCGTACATGGCTAACCAACCGATTTCCGCTTCTGTCTGAGCCATGTAGAGTTGCATCTGAACCTCGTAAATTTTGAGTGTCGGGTTCTTACCGTGAGTTTTAATCTCAAGTAATATGTATTCTTCTATATCAATGCCATCGACGTTCGAACGGATGCCGCGGTCTTCATCGTGATAAGTGTTAACGATAAAATTTGTTTGATTGACTGCATTAATGTACTCTCTGATTTGTGGCTCTAATTTGTTACCAAACGTCGTGTACATGTTGCCTGTGAACTCATTTTTGATGATGCCTAACTTCTCTTGTGCTAATTGATATTGTGTTTTGTATTTGTTAATACCTAAGATGGTCGGCACATCCGAACCACCGCAATAAATATGACGGTCTGTGACCACATTTAAATCAACCTCTTGTAAACCAAAACCGTTAAAACTGTCCATAATTTAACCTCCCCAACTTCGTTTTCAAATAAATTTCTCTATCAAAGTCTTCTTTGTTGTCTAAGGCAAACCACACGTCCTCTTCAACCGTGCCAATCGTTTTAAACTTTAGGACAGTCACTTTCTTCTTTTGACCATTTCTGTGAGTCCGTCCAAGTGATTGAGCATAATCTTGATAACTAAAGGTCGGTGTGTAATAGACAACTAAGTTCGCATACTGCAATTCAATCCCCGCGCTACCCGCTTGGTACTGGACTAAGGTCACGCTGTTTTTAACTTTGCTCCAAGTGTCTTTTTTAGGGATAACTTGCTTACCGCCATTTACCTCGAAAACTTTTTTACCGCTGCATACTGACTTGATAGCCTCCAACTCACTCACGTAGTTATAAAAGACGACAATGTTATCTTCGGTGGTTTCAAATAACATTTTTAGGTAGTCAACTTTATCTTTTAAATTCGCATTCTCACGCAAGCCATGCATTAATGCTGAGGGATTGTCATATGCTTTATCATTCAGCACACGATCCTTGGCAATGATTTTGTATTCTTTAGACGGCTCGAACCTAACTGTTTCGAAAATTATTGGTGGCAAGTCTAGGACATCATCTTTTTTGACAGATGTTGTAAATGATTTGTACCAATTTAATAGCTCATCCTTTTGGTTATAACCAGACACAGCATTAACCGTTTTTGCTCCAAAAAACTTTTGCTCCCAGATACCATAATCTCGATTAAACTGAGTTTTGTTTTTCGTAAACCCAAACATGATAAAATAGTTAATCATATCGCCTATGTTATTACTGGCTGGCGTACCGCTTAGTAATAGGTAGTTAGTTGCGTGTTTGGTTAAGTGCATTGCTGCCTTACCTCTTTGTGACGTGGGGTTCTTAATGTAGTGGCATTCGTCAAATACAACGAAGTAACCTTTATATTCTCGCCATTTCTTAGCCAACACACCATAACTCAGTTCTCTTGCATCTATACTTACTCCGTAGTGATGGGCTACAAATTCTAGTTCATCATCCCATCCGCCCTCTTTGATTTTGGCAGGCGGTGCGACAATCAGTAGCGGTTCACCTTTGTTGTGTTTTAAATAGTGATGGATGGCCATCAACGTTTTACCCGTGCCGACATCGGCGGCCACTAGGTGGCTTGATTTTGACTCATTTAGTATCTGCTTTTGAAATTCATACAAGATCGTGTCTTGATAATTCTCGTTCGACTTCTTCAACACTCGTAGCGACAAGTGCGACACCTCCAGCATTTCGTATTTGTTTGATTTTTAGTTTCTGCAAGGCGCTAACCACTCCACCTTTAGGCTTTTTAACTTCGATACCTACAAACGTACCGTCTATACATGCCAAAATATCGGGGGTTCCAGCGGGCATGTATGCTGAGCCATGTATCTTTACGTGATAAGCGCCCAAGCTGTCTAAGTAGCGTTTAATTTGATTTTCAACCTTCTTTTCAGCACTCACTTTTCACCACTCCTCATAAATTTGCATGGTGTCTAATATCACTGCGTGTTGTAATAAGTAAGCTCTGATTTCGTCTGGCTCATCTAAGACGTACTCGCCATCAATCAGAATAAATTCCTCGTTGTCATCTGAAAATATTGGTCTGCTTAGCCAGTCATATGCCACCAACTCATGTGGCTGCTCTTCCGGCTCTTGCGGTACACCTAAGATGTCTTTAATCATGTTGTTTGAATCCTTTCTGTGGTATAATTACCTTGTATATTTATTTTTGGCCGCTATTGGTAGTAGCGGTTATTTTTGTTCCCACTCTTTCAAATACCTCTCGTAACCCTCGTGCCAAATCTTATTAGTTTCGTCCGTCATTTCTGGTGCCCATCGCTCGTAATCAATGGCGTACCATTCTTTTAGCCACTCTTTAAAGCTCAAAGGCTTATTTACCATGCGCGATTACGCACCTTTCTCTGTGTGATATTCATCGGCATTACCTCGCCATTTTTGTCTAACACTCGCATCAACCCATCAATTTCAACCAGCTTGATGTTTTGGTATTCGTGCGCCTTCATCGATCCCGCTGTGTCTTTGCTATCTTTAAATTTAGTTGTCATTTTAATAACCTCTTTCTGATAATGTAATTTCATTTTGTTCAACTCGCCACTGACAAAAGTTTGCTGTTCCGATAACCATTCCAATTATTCCAAATACAATCAACGTGGATAAACCTAGCCATTTTAATTCTTTAGCAATCTTCTTCATCCGTATCTTCCTTTCTATAGATAATTCTCCAAACCAAATCGTTCAATTCTGTTGGTAGTTTTACTTTTGACAAGTCAGGGATGACTTCGCCGTGTTTGTTTAGGTTTATGACTTGCATGGTGAGCTCTCCTTTCTAAATTGTGTTATAATAGACTTACATTTATTTTTCTAAGTCGACTTTTGCCCAGTCGGCTTTTTCTTCGTTTATAACCAGATGTCCATTAGGTTTAATAGAGTAATCTATCAACCTTACGCTCTCATCACCCAACCCGTGGTTATAAGCATCTATCAATTGCTTTTTAGCATCCGTAAGGTCTAGTGTTTTAGTTTGTAAATCATCCGATAACCCAGTGCTGATTACTTTGCTTATCAATCGGTTACTATCAATCTTTTTGATTTGAAATAACTCAAAAATAGCTAGAGTTAATTTAGTTTTGTAACTCAGTTTGGTTTTTTCTTTAAAAAACGCTAAATACTCTAAAAATTTAACTGTGATATCAAAGTTTTTGAATTTGAAATTACCACCAATTATTTTTGGTCTTGATCTTTGAGAGTCCATTTCAAATGTCGCTACTGTAGTTACAGCAGTAATATTCCCTGTGTAGTTTTTGTTATTCAATAAATTAATAAGTTTGATATACTCTTCTAGTCCTTCATTAGCATGAGCCTCAATGTGATTCAGCAGAGACCATTTCTTTTGAACAGTGTTCATCCTAACAATATCGTGTTCTGTCAATCCTTTTTTAATTATAAATTCAACCGGAACGCCAGCTTTTTCAGCGTGCTTTAATCTATGTTGGCCGTCGATTACAACCATATTTTCATTAACGATAATCGGTGCAACGAACCCCTCTTTCGCTTGTTCTAACATTTCTTTTGATTCAATTACATTTCTATTAAACTTACTGAATTGAAAGATACTATAATCTTCTGTTTTATAAACTTGATTGATCGGAGCGTTTGATATAAATATGTTTCCTTGATTTGTATTACTGAATGTTCTTTTCTCCATTTTTTATTCTCCTTCTAATTGTTTTATTTGTTCTTTCAGTTCCATTATCCAATTTTCAAGCCCTTTGATTGTCGCTTTTAATTGGGTTATAACTTCTTTATTATCATCAGGAATTGAACTCGCTTTAGAATTAAGCATCGATTCTAGTTTTTTTAACTCTGATCGCAACTCAGCGTTTTGTTGCTGATAAATTTCAGATGTACCTTTATTTGCTTCGTATAAACCTTTAACCTCGTAATAATCTTCAGGGATGATCTCGACTTCTTTTTCCACAATTTGTGGCTCCTGCTGTTTCAACTTCCGAACTTCTTCCGCCTGCTTGTTGATCGTGTCGTTTTTTTGTTCGATAATTTCTAGCTGTAACTTCACTCTTTTATTGAGCTGTTGTAATTCCTTGACCGTCATTTCATCAGGTGTTTTTGTTTCACCTTTTTCGGTGGTGTGTTCTTTGGTGCGTTCTTCTTCTGGTAATTTCGCTATTAGGTATAAAGCGCTACTTCCTAAATGTGACAACGTTGTCATGTTTGGTATTTCTTTCGCGACTTTCATCATTCGATTAGCTTCTCTGTATTCGATACCGACTGTTTCAACCCAATCAATAAATTCTCCATGCGCCAAATCATTTTCTTTTACGTGGTTCAACCGTCTACCTATTTCCCAAATGGATTGACCAGCGATGTTTTTGTGATGATTAATCTCTAGTTCAATTTGCTTGATGTCGCTCGATAGTGCTATTTCATTCAAGTTCATGCTCCTCTCTAAACAGGTGTTGTTATATTTTTGTCAACTTCTTTTCTAAATTTTTTTTGCACTTTATATATATCCATAAAAGATACATTTAATATTTGTGCTAGTTTTTCCATTTGTTCAATACTCATTGAACGAGGATTTACTCGAATATCATATAGTCGTTGAGTGGAAACTCCTAATTCATTTGCGATATAGCCGTATTTCAAGCCGGTTCTTTCCATTAATTCATCTAGTGGTTCATACGTCTTACTTTCCATAATACGCCTCCTCTCTTGTTGTTATATATAATATACCACCGAGTTATATTTTTGTCAACATATAAATTGTATTTTTGTCAACTTTTCATTTATAAGGAAAGTTTCTTCCTATATAATATAAGTAATGGGAGGTGAAGAAATGACAAGTAAAATTATATTCGGTGAGATGGTTGATTATTTTAGGCAACTAGTCAATCAACTGGTCGAAGAAGTGTCAGTTAAAAAGGAAATTTTATCCATCAAGTGGGTTTTTGACTAAATCGTAGTACCTTAATTGAAATGCGGGTACTTTGATTTAACGCTTAACCAGATTGCAATCATTGAACAATTAATATTTTGCCCCTCTTGCCACCTTTTGCGGGTGGCTTTTTATATTAAATGCGAATACTCATA